CAGCACCGACTTGCGGATCGCAGACTCGAGCTTGGAACGCTCGAGCTTGGTTGCTCGGTCGACGATGAACGACAGGTATTCTGCCACGCCCTCGGCGTGAGACTTGCCCTGGCCAAATGCCTTGCCGGAGATCTCCTTCTGAATGGCTTCTGGCAAGCCTTGCTGGAACGCGACCACGCCATCCATGAACGGGCCCGCGGCCTGGGCGGCCTGCTGCGACGCGAGCTGCTGCTGCAGTTCGCGCTGAGTCAACTCACCCAGGGTGTACAGGTCGTTGTTGGCGGCGGCGTCGAGTTTGGCGCGCTCGGCCGCTTCGCGCTCCTGGCGAGCGGCGAGCGTCTTCAAGCGCCGCTCGGCGACATTGCCGATCAGGCCCGAGAACACTTCGTCCTTCTCGAGCTGGTCGTACGGCACGTTCTTGAGGATCGACCGCAGGGCTTCGGTCGGATCTTTGGCTTCGCGCACCTGCTCGAACCAGGCGGGGTCGGGCTCGGCGGCATCCTCGGCAGGAGGGGAGCTCGAGTTGTCGGTAGCCGCGTCGCCCGCCGGCGCGTCCGCGGGACGTTCGCTCGCGGACTCCTCGCCTCGCGACCGACCCCTCGGGCGAGGGGAGGCTGACGCCGCCGCGTCAGCCTGCGGCGCGGCGTCCTGGTCGTCGACCAGGTCAGGATGCGTGGACTGCTCCCAATCGCCAGGCATCACTTCTTGCCCTTCGCTTTCGCGGCGCGCTGGGTCGAATACGCCGCGGCGACGGCCTGCTTGACGGGACGGCCCGAGCGGACCATCTCACGGATGTTGCTTTTGAACGCGGCCTGACTGGCGGACTTCTTAAGTGGCATGACTACCCTCTGCGGACCGTACCGAACGTCTGGGGCGCTGAAAACGCGGGAAGCGTGGCCTTGATCTGGGCCATCGAGTCGGTCGGATCGATGCCGTACTTCTCCTGCATGCTCTGCAGGATCAGGTTCTGGGTGGTCGGCGAGCTGGCCAGGAAGCTCTGCGAGTCCAGCTTGTTGGGCGTCGGCGTGCTGTCCAGCCACGACTGCGCGGTGGTCTGATTCGCGGTCGGGTCGCGGATGTCGTCGATCATCTGCTGCAGGTAGCCCATGCCGCCCTGGGTGTTGCCGCCGGCCGTGCCGACGCCGGTCACCGTGTTGGGCGCGGAAAACCCCGCCGTCGGCATGCCCTGCAGCACGCGACCAGCCTGGCCGAGGACCTGCGCCTGGCGGAACGGGTTCGCCTGCAGGCCTGCCGCGGCGTTGATCACGCCCAGCTGCTGCGCGTACGCCTGCTGCTGGCCGGCGAGCGTGGTCTGACCCGCGATCGGCGTGTTGACGCCGGCGACGCCGGCCTGGCCAGGCATATTCGGCGCGTAGTACTGGCCGTACTGCGTCGCCAGGTCGTTGGCCTGGGTGAAATACTGGTTCTGGGCGGCGAGCGTCTCCTGTGGGCCGGCATTGCCGCCGTAGCCGTAGGCGGTCAGCGGCGGCTGGCCCTGCGCGGCGCGCGACGCGTTGATCGCCTGGTTCGTCGCGTTGGTCCACGCGTTCAGCGCCTGTGTCGGGTCGCCGCCGAAACGCTGCATGTAGGCCTGCTGCGTGCCCTGATCCTGCTGATAGAAGCTCGAGCCGTCGTTAGCGATGCCCGGCGCCAGAATGGGCGTCGGTGCCTGGTAGTAGCCCGTCTGCCCTGCCTGGGCGATCGCGGCGTTCTGCGCCGCGGTGTTCAGGCTGCTGTAGCCGGTCATGCCTGTCAGCGTCTGCTGCGGCATACCCGAGGGCGGCGCCGACGCGAGTTGCATGAACTCCTGGTAGCCAATCGGCGTGGCGTTGTTCTGAAAGCCGCGCGCGACCGCTTGCTGCAGGCCCATGCGCTGGATCTGGCCGCTCGGCGTGACCATGGCGTACTGCGTGCCGTTGACGCCGCTCGGGTCTTGCGTCTGCACCCAGGTGCCGGGCGAGTATTGCGACTGCAGCGCCGCGTTGTAGACGCCCGTCAGACCCGCCTGCTGTGCGGCCAGATTGGCGTACTGATTCTGCGCCGTCAGTGACTGGTCAGCGTTGAAGCCTGACTGCCCAGGGATGTAGCCGATACCACCTTGCGCCTGCTGCGCCGCGAGGTTGGGGACGTTCGGCGGCGCGGGTTGGCCGACACCGAAGTTCTGGCCGTATTGCTCGGCGACCTGGTTGGTGTACGTCAGGTTGAATTGACGAATCGCCTCCTGCGCCGCGGCGGCGTTGCCCGAGGCCATGGCACTGAGCAGCGACTGAATCGAGCTGCCGAGTTGTGTCGTCGTGTCAGCCATCAGTCATCTCCTCAGGGGGTGGGGATCATCGGCGCCACGAAGCCTGGACCGGGCTGCGCCAGCCAGGGCGCGACACCGCCGGTGTACGCCGTCGCGGCCCCATAGTTTGCGCCAGGTACGCCACTGATCGGCGCCACGAACGCAGGGGCCTGCGCGGGGACGGCCGGCCGCGGCGGCGGGGCACCGGCAGGTTGCCCGTTCGGGCCCAGGATGACGCCGCCCGGTCCCACCACACGACCCGCGATGTCGCCCGGCGTACCGGTCCTCTGATTCCACTGCGGATCGTTCGGGTTGTAAGTGCTCGGCGCGGTCGCGCCACCGTTTTGTGCGCTGGCATTGGCGGCCTGTGTCGCGGCGACCAGCGGATGCGGCTGGTCGCCGTTCTGTTTCTGGTACAGCGCCAGCATGTTGCCGAGCGTTTGCTGCGCCTGGTTTGCGAGCGTCGGATCCTGAGAAATCTTCGGGTCCGCAGCCTGCACCATGCGCGCCGCCGTGTCGTATACGTCCTGACCACCACCCAGCCCCGTCACCCAGTCGGTCAGGCCGCTGACGAGCCCCTGCCCGACCCCGCCGGGAATGCTGGTCATCTTGCTGCTGGCGGCCGAGCTGACCAGGCTGGTCAGCGCACCGGTCGCGGACGTGACGCGGTTCTGCAGCAGGTTCGCGCCGGTCTGGGCGCCTGTCTGTGTCGTTCTCAGGACGTCGCCCGCGGCGGTGGCGATGTTTTGCTGAGCCGCGTTCTTCGCCTGCTGGGCAGCGGCGTCCGCCTGGATCTTCTGCGACTGCGAGTTCTGGACGTTGATGGCTGAGGTGATCAGCTTCTGCGCCGCGTCCTCGGACATCTGGCCGGCGGCGACCTTCACGCCGAGCTGCTTGGCGATCTCCGCGGTCGCGTCGCTGGCCTTGACCTGGTTCGGGTTGTCGACGAACTCGAGCGCACCGGTGGTCGGGTTGAACGTCGGGATCTTCGGGTTGATCGCGTCCGGCGCGGGCGCGGTGCCAGGCTGGACCCTGACCGGCGGCTTCCAGTCGGGGCCCTTGTCCACCTGCTTGATGACGTTGCCCTGCTTGTCCAGCAGCTGGACGTAGCGCGAGTTCGGATCGTCGTAGTAGTGATCAACCGTCTGATCGGCGGGCAGACCGGAGGCTTCGACGAATCGGATCGTGCCGTCGGCGTCCTTGGTCGGCACGTACGAGACGCCGTTGCGAACCTGGATGCCACCCAGATTGTTCGGGTCGGTCGGCACCGGCATGACGACCGTCGCCCGCGAGCCGGCCGGCTTCGAGGGGTCATATTCGACCAGGCCGAGGTTCGGGACGTTCGTCGTCGTCGCCTTCTCGGGCGTGGAGCCGACGACGGTGTGAGTGCCGTCCGGCTTGACCAGCCAGACCTCCTGGCCGACGTCGTGCAGCGTGCCCGCGGGATCGGTGACCAGGTTGAAGGTCGTACCCGTCGCGTCGTCGCGCATCTGTTTGGCCGACGGGTCGCCCGCGGGCACGACATTGCCCTTCGAGTCGAGCGCCGTCAGATTGCTCGTCGCCGACGGTTGCTTTGTGGTCGGGCCAGCAGGGACGTCGGCGAGCGGGCCGCCTGAGTCCCACTGCACCTTCCGCAGGTCGGCGTTGTACAGATTGGGGTTCGGCTTCGTCTTCGACGGGTCAATACGACCCTTAGCGTCAGGCGTCGTGTCAGGAACCGTGTCGTTGACACCCGACTGTTTCAGCTCGAGCCCGGCTTTGAGGAGCGCAGGATCGTTCACCTTCAGCGGGAGCTTTCGCTGCGTACCGTTGGCGTCCTGGACGACGACGTAATAGAGACCCGTGCCACGATTGACCGTCTGCGCCGGCGTCAGCCCATCGGGCGACGCCGGAATGGTGACCGGCGCCGTGTCCTCCTGGGGCGTGTCACCTCCGAATAACTTCCACTGCTTGTCGGGTGAACTGGCGTTGAGTTGGTCGATCAGTTGCTGAACGGACGCCATCAGCGGACTCCTGCCGCGGCAGGTTGATCCTGCTGCCTCAAGGACGCGAACGGATCAAACGGCGGCGGGGGCTCCGCCTGCGTACGGAGTTGACCCGCGGTCTGCCGCCCTGCCAGGACACGGGAGCGGAGCTCCGCTCCGCCCAGCACTCGGGTCACCGCTGACTCGCGGGTCTTGTCCGCGTCGGCGATGATCGCCTTGAGCATCTGCGCCTTCCGCACATCGGGCGCGTTCTGGTACTCGCCTGAGTCCATCCGCGCGGCGAGTTGGTCCAGTCGACTGCCGGTAATCTGTGCGACCTCGCGCTGCTCATCGGGCGATAGCGACACCTTGGACCCACCAATCGTGACGCCGTCAGCATACGCCGTGGGTGCCACGACATCTTTGAAGCCCGCTTTGTTGAGCCGATCAGCCTCAATACTGAGCGGCGACGCGAAATCCTGCTGCTGCCCAATGAGCGTACCGAGACCGCTCTTTTTCTTGTCCATCGGTTCACCGGTGGTCGGGTCGATCTTGACCGGTAGGTTCTGTGCCAGCCCAGGCCAGCCAGCCAGGAACGTGTCCCAGGCTGCTTCCGGACCCTTCTTCGCGAGGTCGCGCGCCGATGGATCGGTCGCGTTCTCGATGAAGCGCGCCATGCCTGGTACCGTCAGCCGGCTCACGGCGTCCTGCGCGACTCTGGTGCCTGCATCCGTTGCGTTGCCCTGCAGCGCGGTCGACAACACGCGGACCATATTCATACCTGGCACGGCCTGCAGGAACGGCTTCATTGAGGCGTTGAACGCCGCGGCGTAGCGTGGTCCGTAGTAGTTCAGATAGTCGTTCCCCTTCGCCCCCTCCGGCATGTTCGTGCCGCCCTTCTGATATCCCTCCGCGAACGCGGCCATCGTCTGCATCGGCAGGGCGTAGCCGCCCCACTCGCTGGTGTCAACCCAGCCCAGTCCAGGCAGATGGATCCCGTTCGGGTGTTCGACATCATTGGGTCCGCGAATGTTGCCATTGGCGACGTTCTGCGCGATCAGGAACTGGATCGTCGATTCCATCGCCATCTCCCCAAGCGCGTGCTGCGCCGCCGCCGTGTCGCCCGAGCCCAGCGCCTTCGCGATGTTGCTGATGCCACGGATCTGCGTGCCTGGCGGCGTACGCGACGCGACCAGGCTGAGCATGCGGACGGGCACCCCGGAGAAGGGCAGTTCGAAGTCGAGCATCGCGCCGACAGCCTTGGAAACTGGATTCGGGCTCGCGAGCAGCCCGTCCTTGTACGTTCCAAGCGCGCGGAACACGCCCTCGAGCCCGGTCCGCGCGGTCGCCGCGGTACCGGCCTGACCGAAGACGCTCTGTGCGCCGCGTTCCTTGCCCGCCTGGAAGAGATCCGCCGCGTGACTGCTCAGAAACGCCGCAGCTGCGGGGTCGCTCGGCGCGATCCCCGCGTCGCGCAGCAGCTGGTTCGCCTTCGCGGACATGCCCTGGTACTCGCCGAGCGTGCGCGTGAACGCGTCCGCCGCGGACAGCATGCGATAGATCGGGTAGCGCCGCGGCACCAGGTTCGCACCCTGCGACAGGTTGGCCGGTTCGAGGCCACGCGTGAGCGACAGCGCGTTCCCTGCAGCCTGCGGTAGTGCCTTGACCACCGATGTCACAGCCGCGAGCGCATCATCTCCACGCCCGCCCAGCGCCAGCGCGATCGGCTGTCGGCCGAGCTCAATGGTGTTGCCGATGACATTGGAAATGTGCGTGTGCGGACCCGTGAGCAACATCTGCTTGCTCTGCTGAACCGCCTCGCTGAGCAGGCCACCGACGGGTGCTGCCGGCGTCGGTGGGCCGGCGACCACGCCCGAGTTGCGAAGGCTCTCGAGGACACGTTGATCGATACTGCCCCGGAAGCCGGCGGCAGACCCCAATCCAGCGCCGATGCCCGCACCAGCGAGGATGCGCGCGGCCCGCTCAATGGGGATGTCGCCGAGGGGCGTGGGCAGCGTCATGGCGTCGTCCGGTGTAGTCGCGTTGCCGGCCACACCACCGGCGACCGCACCGCCGAGCGTCGCGCCGAATCTCGGACTGACCGAGCCTGCTTCGGACCCTTCACCGGTCAAGAAACCACTCAGGCCTCGACGCGTCGCCGCCTGAGGGTCCATCGCCGTGATCTGCTGCTCGAGCGTCGTCAGTTTCTCCGGGTCAGCGCCCCTGGCGCGCGCGGCATCGAGCATTGCCTGTAACAGGTCGGTCGAACTCTGCGGCACCTGCTGCCGCACGGGGGCCAGCTCTGCCGTGCCAGGCATCTTGCGCACCTGGTCGATGGCGGCGGCGATCTCGGGCGCCGTGGCATCCGTCTCGTTGACCGTCTTGATCGCCTGCTCGAGCTGCGGTGCCGCAAGGTCAGGCTTCAGGATGTCCGCCAGTGCGCGCGCCACCTTCGACGCCGCGGCGACGCCGGCATAGCCAGCCACGGCACCGCCGGCCGTGCGCAGCGCCCGCTCCTGGGGCGACGCGTCCTCGGGCGAGGTCTGGTAGCCGACGGTGCCGCCGGCCGCAGCTCCACCCAGCCGCTCCGCGACCGGTGGGACGATCTGTCCACCCTGCGTGCCTGCAGTGTCGGTCGTGAGCTGGCGCACTGTCGGCGCGACGCGGTCGCCCGCGGCATCAGCAGCGCGCTTGACCAGCAGTGACGCGCCATCAGCGCCCAGTCCGCTGACCAGCGCATTGGCACGGTCAACCAGCGGCGCGATCGTGCGCTCGCCGACCGGTCCACCCGTGAAGGCGCCGAGCAAACTGACGATGGCCACCTTGACGCCCTTGTTGGGGTCGTCATCGGGGATGACGTTGTCCGCGACCTGCTGCGCGGCCACGGACGCCGCGACGCTCGCCGCCACGCCGATGGCGTTCTTCGCCGAACCGACGCCGACCCACGAGGCGGGATCGGTGAGCATCTCCACCGTCGGCCCGACGACGTTGCCGCCAGGCAGATTCCGCAACGGATCGAGATTGGCCGCGGCCTGCGACCTGGACTGCTCGTAGCCGAGGCCGATCTGCGGCGCGGCCTCGAGCTGCTCGACGGGCGTGACCTTCTGGCCCTGTGCGATCTTGCCGAGCGGCGTGTTCGCACCACCGGGCACACTCTCGGGCGTGAGCGTCCCGGTGATGTCAGGCAGGCCCTGACCGAGTGTCTCCGCGCCCTGCTGCGCCGTGGTCCTGGCCGCGCCGGCCGCGCCGGACACCGCCTGTTGGGTGCCAGCGCCCAGGTCGGTGATGGTCTGACCCGCGGCATTGACCGCCTGTTGCGCGCCCTGGACTGCGCCAGAGACGGCACCGCCGACGGCCTGTGCTGCCCCGCCAACAGCGGTGCCTGCCTGCTGGGCCGCACTCTGGACCGCAGTATCGATCGACTGCAGCCCGCCGCCAACCGATTGCCAGCCTTGCTGTACTGCCTCGATCGGTCCCGACGGCGCGCCCGTGGGTTTGCTTGGTGCGGTCGACAGCGGCGAGCCGCCTGGCACGCCGGGGTTGTCGGCGACCAGCCCGCCCTGCAGCGTGCCCATCAGGTTCTGCATCTCGGCCGGCGTCATCCATTCCTTGCCGCCAATCAGATCCGTGCCGCTCGAGCCGACGTGGAACGCACCCGTCTTCGGGTCGTAACTGTCCGCGGTGAAGTAGTGACCGCCGTTCTTGCCCGTCGTCGACATCGTGACCGGATTGCCCGACTGCGCTTCTTTGGCCAACCCCTGCCAGTCCGCGCCGACGATGCGGTGCGGGATGTTCATCTCGTCGAACAACTTCGACTCGCTTTGCAGGCCGGCCATGCCCGTGTCCTGGCTCCAGCCGACGTTCTTGGCCAGGTCGACCGCCTCGCGCAGCGTCGGGTTGCGGCCAAACATCTGCGCAAAGCGCACGGCGGCCGCTGGCCCACACGCCGCGTACGCCTCGGCGCTGGACAGCTGCTTGTCGCCGAACTGCGACACCGCCGGCAGCACGCCCTGCGCGACGCCGCCGACCACTTGCTTCGCGGCGTCGACCGCCTGACCAGCGATTTGCTGCGCGCCCGAGACGGCACCACTGATCGTCGTGCCCGCGGCATCGGCGGCCTTCTGGGCGTTGCCCAGGATCGTCTTGACGTAGCCCTGCGTCTCGGCATACGGCGGGATGCCGCCGTACTGCGCCACGGCACCAGCGCCGGCGTTGTAGCTGGCCAGGGTCTTGCCCCAGTCGCCGTCGTACTGCTGCAGACGTTTGGCGTCTTCCGCGGCCGCGGCATCCAGGCTGGCGTACGGGTCGGTCGGATCCAGATGGACGCCAGCTGCCGTCGCGGGCATGAACTGCGCGATACCGATCGCCCCAGCCGGCGAGCGCGCCGCGGGGTTGAAGCCCGATTCCTGCTGGATCTGGGCCATGAACACGTTCGGATCGATGCCCGCCTTGCGCGCCGCCGCTCGAGCGTAGTCCTGGTACGACATCGACCGATCCGGCTCGGGCGCGTTCGCGGGCGCAGCGACCGTCTGGTCCTGCGCCACTGGCGAGGTTGCTGTCGGCGACGTTGCCTGCTGCAAACCCTGAGTCACTGCCCGCGTCGCTTGAGTGACGGGCGCGGTCCCCGAGGTGAGGCCCTGACCGACGCTCTGCCAGGTGTCATTGGCGTGCTGCAGCAGGCGCTGCGCAGCGTCATTCGCCGCGGTGGGATCGACCGCCTGTGCCGTGGCTTGTGGCTGAGGGGGCTGCTGGACGCTGTTCCAGGCATCCTGCGCGTGCTGCAGCAACGCTTGCTGGGCGGATTGCACCGCGTTCGGGTCGACCTGGGGGATCGACGGCAGGATCGGCTGGATGTTCTGCGCCGCCGAGCTTGCTGCCTGGAACGCGGGTTGCACGGCCTGCGTGACCTGCTGCGGCGCGTTGGCGATCGTGTCCCACACGCTCTGCGCGTGCTGGCGCAGACGCTCGGCGTACATCTGCTCCGCGTCGTCTTGCAGCAGGGTGCCTGGCATTTACGTCATCTCAACCTTGGCTGGGTATAACGAGGGGCGCCGCAAGCCTGTGGACTCGCGGCGCCCCTGAACACCCCGATCAATGGAGGATCGAGATGCCTGCCAATCTTATGGCCTACGTGGATACGTTCACCGGTTTCATGCGCGACAATCCGGGGGTCTCGTTCCTGCTCGCCGTGGCGATCGTCGGCGTGGCCGTTTGGTTCCTGATGAACCACTACAAGCCCGAGCTCTGGAAAGACAACTAGTCGATGCGCCAGAAGCTCACGCATTGGGCCATGCTGCTGGTCGCGATAGCGGTCCTCGGTTGGTTCGTCACCCCCGATTTCATCCGCGACTTTCAGAAGGGTGACGCGTGCAACGACACCAAGGCCCGTTTCGAGCAAGCGATCCACTACGTGGGACGTAGCCACATCGTGACCACGATCAACGGCGTCCCCAGCAACGACCCCACCGACGACTACTACACCCGTGGGTACTCCGGACCTACAACCGCGGCCGAGCGCTCCACCATGAACGAAGCGATGGCGTCCTGGACCTCGCTCAATTGCAAAGGACCCATCAACCCGAACTCTGAGTTCTGGCGATAGTCGCACTAGCCCGTCCCTCCTGGCACGCTTGGCGGCAGCGGCTGGCCGTTAGGCCCGAGAATAACGGGCGGCGGCGCTGGTGGCGGAACGATCGGACCGACCGGAGGACCACCGACAGGCACCGTCGGCGCCGCGGGTAACGCTGGTGGAGGTAGTGCTGCTGGTGCTGATACTGGCGGCACCGCTGCTACTGCTGGCGCTGGTGCTGCTGGGTTTAATCCAGCACCAGCGTTAGCCTGCATGTTGCCGAGCATCTTCTGCGCGTCGAGCGTGGGCGCCGGCGTCGGGGTCACACCGGGCGGCGTCGGCTGGGGCAGAGTCACGCCGAGCCGCTTCGTCACGTCCAGGAACTGTTGCGGATCGCGCCGTGCTTCGCCCTGCAGCCACTGTCGATCGCCTGACTGGTACTTCTGACGGTACAGGTCGTCGAGCTGCTGGTTCGGCACCCGCGCCATGTCCGGATGGTTGGCGTTGTCACCGAAGATGCCCTGCGCGATGGCTTTGGCGTCGCCGCTAACCTCCTGGGTAATTTCGCCCTGGAGTTGCAGGATCTCGTTCTGCTTCGGCGACGTGGCCATCGCTACATCTTGCGGAGCGTCTGCGCCAGCCGCGCTCGAGCGCCAGTCTTGCCACCTTGCTTCGCTGCCGCGGCCAGCTTCTTCGCGGGTATGGGTTGACCGGGCTTGGCACCTAAGGTTTTCCGTAGGCTGCCAGGCTTGCCAATGGCCTTAGCGATCCACTTCTCAGCCACGCGGGAACCTCGTCCAGTGCGCGCAGCCCGACCAGCCCAGCCCGTTCCAGATGATCCACTGGTGCCAGGTGTAGCGCCTCACGACTTCACCCCGCGCTTCTTGTCCAGCGCATGGTCGCGCTTGGAGCCCTGCTTGATGCCGGCCTTCTTGTCGGCGCGCGCGTCGCTCGAGGGCGTGTACTTGACCGTCTTGCTGATCTTCGCCATCTCTCAACGACCTCCTGGTGCTGCTGGCCCCTGCGGACCGTAGGGCACACCGCCCGGTGGCAGCGTGCCGCCGGGCTGTTGTGTGCCACCAATGACCTGGCCGTACGCCGGCGGGCCCACGCCCGCACCGTTGGGCGCTGCGGCGAGCGCCCCGAGATCTGGCACGCCGCCGGCACCTGGGCCGCCGCCCTCGAACACACCGGGCTGGGGCTGCTGCCCCGGCGGGCCACCGGGAGGGAGTCCCGCTTGAGGCAGCTGCCCGCCGAGCGCCAGTTGCTCGGCGTCCTGCGCTTTCTGGAGGAGGTCGCCGCGGCCGGCTTCCATGAACACCTCCGCGTCCAGCCACTTCTGATACGCCGGCGACGCGCGGATCCGGTCGCGCGCGATGCTGCGCCGAATCTCGTCCGGGTTGTCGCCCAGGTACGAGACGGCTTCGTCCTTGCCGTAGGTGCCGGCCGCGAGTCGCTCGTGGGCGTAGCGCGCCATGATCATCTCGTCGGTCGGCAGCTGCGCCTGGACTTCCCACTTGAGCCGCATCGGGCGCTCGAGGTCCTTGGGCCCGAAGCCGATGAACTCGGCGACCTGCGTGCCCGAGCCGACATCAACGCCGCCCGAGAAGACCCACACTTTTTCTTTCGTGCGGTCGCGAATGAGCGCCCAGAGTTTCTCGGTCTGGCCCTTGAGCAGCGATTCGAGCCCGTGCCGAACGGGGCCGACGCGCGTCCTCGAGTAGCTCAGCACCTGGCTGATGGCGAAGCCGGCGCCTTCCATGCCGCTCAGCGTCGTGACGCGGGGCGACTCGAGATCGCGGATGGCCTGGTCGATCAGGCTCATGTGCTTTTCCAGCGTTGCCGCGTCGGGGTACTGGATGCGCTGCAGCTGACGGCCAGGCGGCAGGTTCAGGATCTCCCCCGGATGCACCGTCGGGTCTGTCTCTTTGGGTAGACCATCGTCGCCGATAATTGCCGCAGCAGGTGTGTCACCATATGTCACTAATGGTGAAAGTAAATCTCTGGCTACATATTGTGCGTGCATTGCACGCAAATATTGGCGATATTGGACTAACCAAAGTTTGGTTCTACCAATACCCCAACCAACCTTTCTATTACGCCACCAATTCATGGTCAAGCCTGGCGCGTAGTCGTAGGGCACGCCGAACGGGTACTTGTGCTTGAACTGCTTGACGATGTAGCCCGTCGGGTCGCCCTGGTAGTTCTGGCCGCAGATGGCGTAGCTGACCCAGGTGTCGTCCCAGTGCTCCAGGAAGGTGACGGACGTGAGCATGTTGCGCGAGGCGTCGATGATGTTCTGCGACTGGCCGAGCTCTTCGGGCACGATGTTGCCGGCGTGGTCGGTCGCCAGGCGGTAGCGGCGGAAGGCCGACCGCTTGGGCATCTCGCTGACCTCGAGCACCTCGCACAGGTAGCCGTTCGACCACTGCGGGTAGACCTTGCGCGGATCGACGTACGACCACACGAAGGGCGGGCCGGCGCGCTTCTTGGCCTCCTCGGTCAGCTTGTCGTAGTTGGCATAGTCCGCGGCGCTCGAGCCGTCGGTCTTGCTCGGATCGGCGATGCCGTAGCGTTCCGACCACAGATCGGATGCCCACAGCAGTTTGGCCCAGCCGCCGCCGTCGTTGAGGCACGCGTCGGTGACCTGCGTCATCGTGTCCGAGCCTGGCTCGCGCGTGCCGCACTCCCACAGCGTCTCTTCGGTGAAGTGCTCGAGCTTGCTGGCCACGGTCTGCGCCGTGTCGCCCTCGCCGCCGACGATGCTCAGCTTCGGCCGTTCCAACGTCAAAATAGCTGTCTGCTGGAAGGCTTCTTCGGTGATGTCCGGGTCCCGCGGATCGACGTGGACGAGCACGTAGTCCTTGTCGGCTTCTGAGAGCGCAGGCCGGCGCATCTCGCGCTGCTCGCGGACGAGGTCGATGTCGTTGTCCTGCTGCAGGTAGAGATCGCCCAACTCGGTCTGCAGACTCGTCAGGTACTCCGAGGTTGGCGGCGGCAGTACCTTCTTCGAGCGATCAACAGCCATCGGGACGCTGCGAGTGTAACGCTAGGGGTGCCGGCGGTTGTTGTTGGATTGCCACAAACCGTTAGTGGCGCTTACGCTAACGTTAGCGCGCGCAGCACTAACGGTCTTGGCAAACGTTGTAGGGAGACCACAAATGACCAACGGCAGCAGTCGATACGTTCTCGTAGACGTAGACCCGGTAGAACTACATACTTCGCCTCACCAGCCGCCTGCGCGAGCGGTAATGAACACGGCTCTCAACTCCCTCAAGCGCAGCATCGCAGACATCGGCCTGCAGTATCCGCCGCTCGTCGTACGCGACCCGAATGGAAACGGATTCATGATCGCGGATGGCCACCGTCGAATCGCGGCGATGCGCGAACTCAAATGGGAACGAATTCCGGTGCTAGTTTCGACAGGGCGACCCGAGCAGTTGTTCTCAGAAGTTTCGGGGACCGTCAGGGCCATGACGGCAAACCAATGGATATACGTCTACCTGCATGGCGGACATGTCCCCGCGGGGCAAACCAGGGTCAATATCAGCCGACTGGACGAAACGATGGGTAAGGACTTCTTGCGCCGCGTGTACGAGGCCGGCATGAGTCCACAAATCTGGTCAATCGCTAGTCGGTTCTTGAAATATACCGCCACGACCGATGATCAGAAAAAGCCGGTGCTCAACTGGTTACTGGAGCACAAGCTGACGCAACAAGTCAGCGCATGGATCTCCGGACAAAACCGTGTTGACGAACTCCAGCGTGCATTCGCGGAGGACCGAGCCCCACTCGCATGATCTTCTACACTCTGGGCGAGGCGTACGGAGCCTCAGCCGGGGGTGACCAACCTCCATATCTCCCAGGTCAGCCACGCGGGGGAGTAGCTGCCCCCGCCCTCCGGACCTACGACCTGCGCCCGTTCACGCCGGCGAAGCCGTAGTGCGAGCGCGCCGGCACCGGGCTGGACTCACGCTGAGCACCGAGGTACGCCAGCCCGAGGGCGATGACCGTGTCGTCGTGCATACCCTGCGGCGCGGAGTAGCGCAGCATACCGCTCGGCAGGACCTGCGCCTCGAAGGCCAGCAGCTCGGCAGTCTGCACCGGGTCGTCCAGCAGCGTCAGGTCGCCACGTTCGATCGCCAGCCCCAGAGCCTGCACCAGTGCAGCCTTGCTGGCGTTGGTGGTCTCGAAGGCCCACACAGGCAGAGCAGCGCGCGGTCGAGCAAGTAACCGGGCATAGCCACTCTGTAACCGTTCAACCAGAGGGCGACCCATTGCGTTTGCCTCAGCCACGACAAGCGTCGGCCGGTACAGCTCACACCAGGCATGCAGTCGCTCGGTCTGGAGTTCGTAATCGATCTCGCTGAAGCGATCCAGCGCCGCCTGCTCCAGCGTCGTACTGTCAATGATCGAGATCGCTGTGAAGTCACTCGTTCTCCCCCAATCCACACCGATCACGTAACTGTGCCCAGCCTGCGGGCCCAGCGGCTCGAGTCGGGACACGGCCTGCACGCCGCGGAACACGCCGCCGCCCTCGAGCTGCAGGAACTCGGCGCGGTACTCCTGGGCCCACGCCCGCTCGGGCAACTCGGCCTGCGCCGAAACGAGCTCATCCGTGGCAATGAACGGGTTGACGCTGGTCGGCATCTGCCACGACGCCCACTCGGGTTGCAACGGGTCCTGGCCCTGCTGGTACAGCGACCAGAAATCGTTCAATCCCCGCGGCGTGGACATGAACCACGCGCCGCCGGCCAGGTCGGTCAGCGTCGGGCGGAGTGCAAGCTGCCAGATCTCAAGCAGGTCGTGCACCATCGCCGCTTCGTCCACCACGATCAATCCGTACTTTCTGCCGCGCGCCGGATTTGGGTCGTCCATACTCCAGCACTCCAGCGTGCCACCGGTGATCAACTCCAGCCGGTGGTCCTGCTCGCTTTTCATGCGCGTCACCGGCTCCAGTACGGCACGTACTTCCCTCCAGAACTCGGCCAGAAGTTTGTACGTTGGAGCGAAATAACCGGCCGGTTTGGCATGCAGCGCCACGTCGGCGAGCAGGTGCTGCGCGAGCGTCGACTTGCCGGCGCGGCGGCCGAGCGCAACCACGTTGAAGCGTTGGCGCTCGTCCAGGATCTGCTGCTGCGCCGGGTGCGGCCGCACGAGCTGGATACGCGGCATCAGTGGGCAACGCCGTTCCTCGGCTCGAGTGCGTTGGGACGGTCGACGTACTCGATCTCGATCACCGTGCGGCCGTCGCTCTGGATTTTCTCGGTCGCTTTGTAGCCGGCGCGGTCGAGGATGTCGCGTGCCGCGGCCAGCGCGAGCGCCGGGTTGGCGTCGTCGCCGATGGTGCGAGCGATGCGATTCAGCGAGGGATCGACGAGTTGACGGATGCGCTCATCCGCGGCGAGTCTGACCTGCGGCGCTTTGCCACCGTGCACGACGCACACGTGACCGCCGTGCATGGCAAAGGCCCGACAGGGGTCGCCATTGCTGCGGTGCGCGGTGCACCTGGTCATGGGTGCGACACGGTGATGGGTCATGCACCGGGTTGCTCCGGAGTGGGCTGCGGGGTGGACTCGCGGAGGCGTCGGATGGCGTTCTGCTGACGCGCGGCGCAGCTGGTCGAGCAGTACAGGTGCCGCACGAACGGCAGTCTGGGCAGTCTGGGCTCAGGGATGGGCTTGCCGCAGAACACGCAGAACTCCGTCACGCCGAGAGCGTACAGCGACCTCCTCATGCCACTGGCCGTGTGCATGTCATGTGCAGCCCAAACCCCGCTTTGACCTCGGCCTCGCTCAGTACGTCGCCGCACGCGGTGCACACCGGACTGATATCCGTATTCCGTATTTCCGTATGTATATGGAATATGGAATACGGAGATTCTGAATCACTTTTGGGGGCTGAAGCCACCAACGCCTTGCGGTGATACTGGAAGGGGTCGCGCGCCTTCCCAGCGCCTCGAACCTGGATTTCGCCGTCCTCGACGAGCTCCTTGAGCGAGCGCACGCAGATGTTGCGGTCAAGCCCCGCGGACTCGCGGATCTTGTCAGTAGTCGGCCAATAATCCTCAGTGAACTGGCCCAGCACCTGCAGCACACGTGTTCTAGCCTCGTCGAGCTTCAGCTCCGAGACCAGCGCACCCAGGCCGATGGTGCCGTGGTCCTCGTCCAGGGGCACGGCGGTCTCGACCAAGTCCACGCCATACCGCTGGATTGTCTGGAGCGTGCGCTGGTTGTCCTTGAGGCGCCGCATCAGCGCCAGGGTGTCCACGGCACCGAAAATCGCGGTCGAGCCGAGCACGTCGTCGCCACCCTCGCGCACCATCTTGCCCAGGTGATGCGTCAGCGCCACATGACAATCGTTGCGCCGTGCCAGCTCGATGACTGGCTCCAGCTCGCGTGTGAGCTCGGCATAGTCGCTCGAGTCCCGCACGCGGACCAGCTTGAAGATAGGGTCCACGATCACCAGCGCCGGCTGGTAGATCTGGATAGCGACCCCCAGCGCCGCCATGCCTTCCTTTGAGCTGCTCGGCGCCGCCCCAACATGCAGGTGGATCGCCTCGTTGATGCCGCCCATCGTGCGGAAGTGGTTGATGACCTCTGCGCGTTTCTCCTCGAGCGCCAGAATCAGCACTGTGCCCGGGTGGCATACCCGCCCGAGGAAAGGTTCGCCACGCGCCACGCTCATCGCCAGGTTACGCACCATCACCGACTTCCCGACCTTCGGCTTGGCGCCGAATATGGACACACCGCCCAGGGGCAGCATGCCCTCGACCAGGAACGGTGTCACCTCCGGTGGCTCAGCCAGCACCATTTCAAGCGTGGAGAACGAAAACCCGCTGTGTCTGTCTACCTTGTCCGTATTCCCTGTATCCGGTCGCGCCATGAAGTGCGTGCCCAGGAACTCCGCGAGCTCTGGCCAGCGTTTACTGATGGTGGGTAGCCCCTCCACCGGCTGACTGCTGCCGATCTTCGCCGCCGAGCTCTCGCACAAGCGTTCGACCTCAGCCTCCCAGTGCCGCGCGCGGTCCTCCAGGAAGTTGGCGTCGCCGGCCATGCGTGCGGCTTCCTTGAGCAGCTCGCCAGCGACATCGGCGCCCATCTGGCGGGTCAGAAAGCCGCTCAGCGGCAGCAGGTAGTCCGTATGACGGCTGACGCCGGGGTCGCTAGGCCAGCTGGCGGCGATCGCCGCCGAGGTCGCGGCGTTGAGCACTGCGCTGCCGCGGTCGTCCGACCACGCGCGGTGCTCAGGCTCCGGCTGTGGCTGCGGGGCGGCCAGACCACACGCTCTGCCCCACACCTCGACCAGATAGGTGTTCGCGCCCCACTCGTCGTCTGGGGCCGTCGGCATCCGTGCACGCGGCGACTCCGCGAGCTCGAGGATGCCGGCCATGTCTAGGCTGAGCACTTCGGCCAGGCTCAGCCGTACCTTGTAGTGGTTGCCCTTGGCGTTGAGCGTGTTCGGCAGACGCCACAGGCGCAGTTTGTCGTAGATGCTGCGATCAAACGGAATGCCGGCCATGAGCTCAACCGCCGCTGCGCGCTCGTACGCGTGTAGTTCGGCGGACGGCTCAAAGCCGCCAAACAGCGTATGTGGCAACTCAACGTGGAAGCCTTTGGCGCCGCTGAAGTAGAGCCGCAGCGCGTCGAGCGGCACGTCCTGCAGCGCCAGACGCTGGAGGAACTGCCTCACCCACACCAGCGCGTTGGCAGGGTCGTTGCGGTCGTCGAAGTCGAACGGCAGACTGGTGTCCCAGGTTGGACCGTCGTAGCCCTCGATCGTCGGCTGCGCGCTGGCGTTGGTGTGGCTGCGCGTCCACTCCACCAGCGCGATCGGCGCGCGCCGGTGGGAGATGTACCGTTCGGCGCTCTGGTTGCCGAAATCCACGTCTCCCACGCGCTGAACATGGTTGCGACGATTCACGCCACCGAAAGCCGTATCGACGTAGACATACGTCGCGGCGACGTCTTCAAGCATCTGCCAGGGCCTGCCGCAGATCGAACTTGGCAGTGCGCAGCGCCGGTCGCGGCGCCGACACCTTTGACGTACGACCTAGCGCGGTGTGCACACCGGCCTGGCTATGGTCCGTCACCTCAGGGTTGAGCGGATGCACGTCGCTGGCCTCAACCAGGTACGCGGCACGTATCCCGTTGCTGGTCGTCCACGTTTTCAACTCGAGCAGACCCACGACGCTCATGTGCTTGCCAGGCGTGCACCAGCGTGCGAGCTGCACCTGGTGCTGACCGGCGTACCGAACCACAACCTCGGGCTGGTCTAGCCGTGGATCGACAACGCGACCGCGGATCTGAAGTAGCTCGTTGCCGTCCACGTCGAAGCGTGCCTCAGGCGCATGCGACACGATCATTCGGAACTCGACGCGTATGCCCTCGTCAGCCATCAGACGACTTCCTGCAGGACTTGCGCATCAGTCGGCGTGCGATAAATCGCAATTGTGAACTGGTCGCGGTCATCCCAGTAACCCCACTCGTTGACGTACTCGTTGATCGTCCGCTGCGCACGGTAGCGTGTGGGGAATGGGCCCACCACGATCTGGAAAACCCGCTTACGTGTTTGCCACCGGCGGACGACTGCGTACTGTGTCGTCATCAGGCTGCCAGTGCTACCCGTGGCTGTGGAAACTGTTTGACCTCGTAGCCATCCAGCAGGCACCCCCCGTCATCGTGATGCAGGCCACCGACCTGTTTGAAGAAGTGCGCCACGTCGAAACCCTGACACTGACGGTCGATGTCGCGTACCCAATCGATGTCAAACGCACGATGCCTCGGGCCGCTTTCACCACCGGTGATGACCCAGTTCACCCGTGGTAGCCAGCGCGTCAGATTGAGCCCGCTCAGCAACGGTTCAGCACTGATGAAGTGGACAACTGCCGGCACCTCGAGCAGAGCTTCGATCCTCAGCTCGGCCCATTTCTGCAGCTCGACGCTGGTACCCAGCCACGCAGCCTTCTGAGACTTCATTACAGCCCCACCACGGATTGAAGGTGTGATCACACCAGAAAATGCGCGTTGTATCACCCATACGTCCGTCCAGTCAGAAGGGGAGTTCGTCGCTCTGCTCGGGCACTTCAGCCCGTGCCGCTGACACATTCGAGTTGTGCTCCACCTTCAAAACATAGTTGTGGTACGCGTTGGCGCCCTTCACCCGCGGTTCGGCCAGACCCACATACTTCAGACCTAACCGATCGCCTGGACGCGGCTCGAGCGTATCGAAGCGTTTCTTGAGCACGCTTCGAAACAACGCCACGCCGTATACGGTGCCGTCATCCTCGTCCTCGATCACGGCAACCTGCGACGACCCGAAGTCCGTCACGATCGTCTCGTAGCGCAGCAGCGTGCCGACGAGCATTGCTCCAGGAAGATCTTCAGGATTCCAACGCTCCGGCAATGAGCCGTCGTCGATCTCAACCTGGTGACGCAACGGGTCCTGGGTCATTCACTTTTCCTCTTTCGGCCTGTCCTGGTCTGAGCCAGGCTTTGATCAGCGGGCAGACACCACTCCTTGAGCGTTTCGAGCGACAACACCTCCATGTCCGTGAGGCTGGCAACACCTTCCTGCTCGGCGAGGGCGCTCCAGACCGCGGCGCGCAACAACGGGTGCATCAACACCCACGCCTCGGGCCGCACCACCCAGACACCGCTCACGACAGGACTAGCACCCGCTGAACCTCACTGCGTCGAACTCGCGCGCGCGGCCGTTAGCCAGCATCCAATCGATGGCGGCGCGATTGGCGACGGGATCGAACACCGACAGTCCGGCGCGGCCCTGGGGTGTGGACCTCCAGGTAGAGGCCAAGAATTGGCCCAACCCCGCCGCACCGGACCGCGGGTTCACCGCGTGCGCATCGCCTTGAGACTCGACGCGAATGATGCATGCGACGCGCGGGCTAGCTGCCGGCGGCGAGCTGGGAGCGGGTTGATCCAACTCGCCGACGGCGCGCAGATAGATCCACGGGTCGAGACCGGTGCTCAAGACGGCGCCAGCCAGGTCGGTCGGGTCGACGTGTGCGGCCGCCGCGGCCGCGAGGATCTCGGCCTGCACGTCGTCGGCGTGGCCGATGATGACGGCCGTGCCGAGCACCAGGCCACACACCAGGCCCGCGACGAAGGCTGGCACCCGCGCCATCAGGCGGCCTCCGCTTTGCCGCGCAGGCAGTCGTGGCGGCGCACGGGGTACAGCGCATCGTGCTCGTCGCAGAAGAACGCGCGGCATAGCGGACACCACGTCTGGACCGGCTGCCGACAGCCGAACTGCTGGCACTCCTCGGGCACGCCGCTCAGCAGTCGTGCGATGGTCTCGTCCACCATCTCCTCGTTCAAAACGGGAGGTCCTCGGCGTCGGTGACCGCCTCAGCGGGATCCTTCGCCTCCTTGGCGAGGGGTGGCTCGAGCTCGTGCTTCGCGGCCCACGCCACCTGCCGTGCTTGCGACTTCCCGAGCTGGGTAAGCACCAGCGTGCGCAGCATGTCGAAGGTCAGCTCAACGCTTTCGCTCGGCAGCTCGCCCTCAGTGTCGATGTCCCACGTCCACGACAGCGGCAGGCCCTCTGAGCCGTAGTTGCCGTCGCTCAGCTTGCGCTCGTAGTGCGCCATGAATTCAGCCATCAACTCCTCCGTCGCAGGATGGCGGCGACGACTGGCAGATCCGACGGACGCCAGACATACACCTCGGCGTGCGTCGCGCGAAGCTTGTCCAGCCACGCGGTTTGCGCCGCGGTCAGTCGGCCGCGCTGCGTCTTGAGCTCGGCGAAGATGAGCCGATCGCCGCGCACGAGGCACAGGTCGGGAAAGCCGGGCTCGCTCTTGCGCGAGTCGTGCGTGTGATACGGCAGCCAGCCGTACAACGCGGCCAGGGTGCGCACCTGGCCCAGCAGCACGCTCTCGGGTGCCACCAGCGCCGCGAACCGCACGCGCCGCACCTGGCGCCGCACGGGCGTCCTGCGCGTGTGCGGGTAGCTCAGCCCGCGGGTGACGCTCAGTCGCGCAGCCATCGAAACCACCGCGCCAGGCCCGCCGCAAAGCACGCGCTCGCGAGCAGCCACACGCCCAGCAGCACGAGCCACGCCGGCATCAGCTGACCTCCTCGTGCCAGTACGCCGAGCCGAGCTCAGCCTCACGCAACACGGCACCGAGCTCCTCGAGGTTGCCCAGGCCCTGGTGCATCTCGGCCAGCACGCGCGCCATCTGATCGATGGTCTCCTGCAGCTGCGCCACGAGCACCTGCGTGCCCAGGTCGGCGCTCTGCAACACGCCGACCGAGAAGCCGGCCGCGAACGCCGGGTCGGCCAATCTGGGATCGTCGACGCGCATGGCTCAGGCGACCTCGGCCACCGCGTCGGGCTCGAGTTTGAGTCGGGCTACTTCCTCGTGAATCTTGAGGTGCAGCAGAAACGCGGCCTGCTCGCGGACGGAGCGATGATCGTTGAACGCGAGCGTGCGCAGCGGGTCTTCATCCTCGCGTCGCACCTCCACCTGCATGCGCATGCTCCGTAGCGTGCACCCGCGGCAACCCCTCCGGCGGGACATCTGTGGACAAACACGATTTTTGTCCGCTCAGGCGTCCGCGGGGCGCGGTGGAGCCGCCTCTGGCCAGGTCGACGGTGGCCACTGACTGGGTCGTAGACCGTGCCATTCCATGTGGTAGCCCATCGTTTTGGGCGGTGGCCCGCCGTCGGCGTACACCATTTCCCTGGTTACCTCGTCCTCAGGGCCGAGGTGGTCACGGTGACGAATGTCCCGTTCCCTCTTCTGGAAGTGAGCACGGAAAAAGTCCCACTCACGGAAGAGTTTGTTCTGCGGACGATGCAATTTGTTCTTGGGTCGGGGCGTGGGTTCATCAGCTTTGGATTTGCTCGCAGGCTCGTGACCATTGCGCCGCGACGGGTCGAACGCGTTCTGCGTCAACCACTGGTTGATCGCAGCTAGCGATCGCGCGGTCTCCACGCTCTGCATGAGCAGACGGAGGAGCAGATCCCTGCCAGGGTCGTCGCTCGGAAACATCGGCAGTTGGTTTGCATCGTCAACCACCGGCATGCGCTCCGGCAGGACAAATGCGGACACATTTGAATTTTGTCCGCTCGCCGGTAAATGCAGGACTCTCCACCCACGTGAAACCCCCACGCCTCCAGCACTATAAGAGAACGTATGTTCTGGTAGCACTTACGTGTCGGGCCGGGCGCCCAAGCGTCGGGCCGGCACACCGCTGCCGCCTGTACCAGATCCCTGAGATTTCCTTGATCGTTAAGGTAAACACCACGTTAGCAACACACAAACGGCACGTGTCAATGAATACGCCGGCGCTTGACAGAGTCAACGTAGCGCGCTACTAGGGTGTAACCTGAGCGGCACGTGGGCATCACTATGCGCGAGCCGCCGCGGCCACGATCATCTGGAGACGTGCAAGTGCCGCGCCTGAGAGACGTACGCCTCAAACGCGCGCTCTCTCAGGAGGAGCTGGCGCGCCTGGCCAAGGTATCGCGCACGACCATCATCAAGCTCGAGGGCGGGCGCGACGCGTGGCCCAAGACCGTCAGAAAACTGGCGAAGGCGCTCAAAGTCGACCCCGCCGAGCTGCAGGGCTAGTCATTTGGGGGACGTCTTCCCACGTCGCACAGGCTCGGGCACTACCTCAGCCCTAACGTCTTCGGGCTTCAGCACTCCGTTTTTTGTGTAACCACTGACGATGATGCGCAGCCGTCGGTTTTCAGCCTCGAGCCGTTTGACTCTGCGGCGCAGGCCATCGCGCTCGTGCACGATGGCCCACACATCTTCGACGTCCTCACTCATGTGTAGTGCTCGGCGATGAACCGCTGGAGGTCGTCGGCACGCACGCGATAGCCCATCTTGTCGCCGCCGGGCTTGCTGGCTGGTACACGCTTGTCGCGAATCCAGCGCAGCACCGTGGTCGGCGTGATCTTGAGCTTCAGCGCGATCTCGGCGACCGTGAGCAGTTCGACGTCATCGCTCACGGCTAGCAATGCCATCATGCCGCACAGGCTAGGCGCTGAGGGTGATCAGGTCGCCCAGGTCTTCGAGCGCTCGCTCGAAGTTGCGGCGCACCGTCGTTCGCTGCGGGCTGACCGGCAGTTGCTTCAGGTACGGCGCAATGGCGCCCCAATACGCACGGCGCATGATGGTGAACGAGGTAGCCACGCGCCACTGCTGGAACTCGCGCACGTCGCGCGGATCGACACTGTAGCGATACCCGGTGAACGGCTTGGACACCAGCGGAAAATCGGGGTGCTCGTCGCGCAGGAAGCCGATGGCGTCAACGACCTGCTGATACTTGAGGCCGGTCAGCTGCTGCAGCTCGACACCTTTAATCCAGTGGTCGTCGGGCAGATGCGGTAGCACCAGCGCGGCCCAACGCGCGCGGGCTGACGGTCGATTACTGGCCACGATTGCCTCCCAGCACTTCGGCGATGAAGCGGTCGACATCGGTACCGCCGGTGTCGACGAATGTGCGCACCGGCGCGGTGGCCTCGTCCAGGTCGGCCAACGCCTCGGCCAGGAACTGGCGCATCGCCAGCGGGTCGCGGTCCGGCGCCTGGCCCAGCCGCGGCAGAATGTCATCGTGCAGCCGCTCGATGTGATGCCGCATCACGTCGACCCACTTCTGGAGATCGAGCATGGCTTGCTGCTGATCGAGTCGGCGGCCGATCGGGTCAGCCGCGACTTGTCGCTCGCGGCGCTCGTCCGCCTGGAGCTCGCGACGATGCAGACCCTCGTACACGGCGCGGCGGTACTCGGGTTTGTCGAGGACCTCGTCGATCGCCGATGGGGTGGCCTCCTGGAAGGCGCGCGACAGGATCGTCTCGGGCGCGGCCTCCTTGAACGCACGGTCGATGAGCCAGGCGCTACCGAGCGCGGGATTGGCCGCCTTCAGGCCGATATGGGTGCGGATGGCGTCCACCGTCCAGCGGTTCTGGCGCGGCGTGACCCACTCGCCGTCGACGAGCTGCGTCGGCCTTTCGGTGGCGACCTGGGTGAACAGCCGAGCGCGCTCGAGCTCGTCGCTCACGTAGGCGATCTGGCGGTAGACCGCCCAAGCGACGCCTACCGCACGTGCGGTAGGCGGCACGCGGCTGGAAACGAAGCGGCGCTCTTCCAGCGTCTTCTGCTCGACGCCGGTTTCGGTGGCGAGGCGTGCGAGGACCTCGCTGCTGCCGTTGTTGACACCGTCGAGCCCGATGGGCGCCTGGTCGAGTACCTCGTCGCCCATCTCGAAGGCCACCTGGCCCTCACTGGCATCCAACTGACGGATGCGAACCACGGACTGGTCGAATGACTTTCGAGCCATTCACCGACCCCCTCTTGTGTAAGGTGATGTCATGGTAACACCACCCAAGGGTTGGGAAGTCAAGTCCTGCCGGCATATTGCCGGCGTGCTGGGTGAGACGCGCAAAATCGCTCAGCGCCCAAAATTTGTGTTTGTCCCGGTTTGTCCCGCCGGAGCACCTGGTGGCGGCGCAGACTGGTGGGCATGGCGGACAAGCCCACGCGGCAGGACCTACTGGACGAGCTAGCGCGCCTGCTCGCGGACGAGGTCCGCGAGATCCTGAGTCAGCCCGAGAAGAAGGCCGCGATGCCTCAACCCAAAGACAGCGCGCCAGCTAGCTCAACTAAGGAAGGTAGGTAGTCCACATATCCGCGTGCTGATATGTCGGTTGCACCCCTTCCTGGCACACCGACGCTGAAGATCAGCACCGGCCGCTCGCCGTCCGGGTACTTTGTTCTCGGGTGCGGGCAGCGCGCCCACGGCGCCTCCGGCGTGACTCGCGGCTCGTCAACAAGGCGCGCGGTGTAGGACCGCAGCCGCCACTGACGCCCGCCACCGAACCCACGCGTCTCAATGCGCACGTTCGCAAACAGCATCGAGTAGACGCGACCTTGCCGATCTGGCGACATGCCGTCAATCAGGGCGATGGGGTTGCTCAGCAGCAGGTCACAGACGGCCGCGACTTCCTCGTCGTTGAGGCGAGCCTCGTCCTCGTCGAGAACCTGATCCTTGAGCGTGGCGATCTCCAGCTGCGCCTGGGTGATGCGATCCAGGAGCGCCGTCGCCTGCTGCAGCTCAGCGCGCTCGAGCATCTGCTGGCTAATGTAGGCGACGCGCTCCTCAAGAAACGCCAGTCGCTGCTTGGCTGCAGAGGGCGCGGAATGCTCGAGGAGATTGGCACGGGCACTCTCTGCGAGTCCCTGCGCGTCCGCCAGCACGTTCGGCAACTCTTCGCGCAACAGGCGCAGCGCCACGAACTCACGCAGTTTCTGGGGCCTTCGGCACGGTCGGCCGTCAGTCCCGCGGCCAACACCCTTCGCCGAGCACGCGTAGGTGCCGGCGCCGAAGCCGATCATTCGCGAGCCGCACGTCTCACACTCGAGCACGCCGGGCAACGCTTGTTTGTTGCCGCTTTTCATGGTGCGCGTGTTCGCGGGCTTGTCGAACTTCCGCCGCCAGCGACGCACGCGAGCTGGCTCCCAGTAGGCCAGATCGGGACGGAACTGCTCGAAGTCACGCGGCGCGCCGCTAGCATCCAGCGCGAACTTGTCCCAGACCGTTGAACGCTGCCTGGTGTGGACGCCGAATCTGAACGTGCCCGTATAGATCGTGTTGCGCAGGATGTAGCGCAATCCGTACACCATCCAACGCGTGCTCTCGCCGCCACGGCCGCGGAATGCCGGCCGCGCGGGTCCCTCAGCGTTGAGACGTCGGCAGATTTCGCCCAACGAGTCGCACTCATCGAAGAGCCGTGCGAGCGCGTCGATGACGTGTTGGTGCTCGGGATTCTTGGCGACGTGCTTCTTGTCACGGTCGTCCGCCACGTTCACGTAGCCGAGTGGCGTTTTCATGTAGTGCGGCTCCCGCTCGAGCTTCTTGAATGTGCCGCTCCAGAGCGTGTTGCGGATGTTGCGCCAGTCGAGGCCTGCGATGAAGCACTGGAACTGAAACTGCATCAGATCGTCGTCGAGGCGCAGGTTGTACTCGCGGTCCCAGGTATGGAACTGCCCGTGTGCCTCGACGATGCGCCGCGCGATCGTGCCGCCATCGACGCCGAACTCGTCGCGTGTGAGGCGCTTGAAGTCGAACGCTGCGATGCCCTGGATGACGCCCGCCTTCATATCGTCGAGCATCTGCATGGCGACTTTGCGCTTGGTCAGGTCGGACCCTGAGGTGCCCTGCTCGTCGTAGTAGCGGATCGTGTGGCCGCGCTGTTCGATGCGCGGGCCTAGGTCGTACTGCGCTTCTGAGCGGTAGTTGCCGACCTGCTTAGCGGTTGAATTGCGGATCAGGACACCGATTACACTCATAGCTGCAGGTTCAGTCCTTTCACACTGTTGGATCTGCCATGGCCCCGGCCGAACACGAGCGGCGCGGGGCTTTTCTCTGTCTTTTTTACTCGCCCTCGGTGAGCTGCGCGACCGACACGTCGAAGGCGGCGGCGAGCTTGCGAATGGTCTTGGGCCGCGGCAGGGGATAGCCGCGCTCGACGTTGATGATGACGTTGCGGCTCACGTCGGCGAAGTCGGCCAGCTCCTGTTGGGACAGGGCGCGCCGCAAGCGCTGGGCGCGCACGCGTTTGCCCAGGGCCAGCGCGAATTGGGTCTCGGATTCGTTCTGCATGTGCCCATTATATGTTGCATCGATGTAGCGCGTGCAATATACTTCTGCCATGCAAAGAGAGCAGGCCAGCGCCACTAACGCCGACCTGCTCGAGGCAAACACCACCCAGTGTGAGGTGCTCGCCGTGACCACGATAACCCTCCCATCCACCGACCCGCGCGGCGCCAAGGCCGTGGCCATCGCCACCGACTCTGGCCAGTGGCTCAAGTGCTACCTCAAGGACGGCCGCAAGGCGTACGGCATCCGCAGCTCACGCGACGCCAACGTCGTCTACTTCACCACCCGACACGATTGCACGTGCTTCGACGCTCGCCGTCACGAGTGCAAGCACATGCTGGCGGTTCGGCTGCACTGCGAGTTGGCCGCCGAGCAGCGCGCCGCCGTCGCCGCGGCGACCTCCTGGACGCGTCCACAGCGCGGCGTCATCCCCGCGGCGCTCATTGAGCGGGAGGACTGAGCGGTGCGATTCTCAGACATGCGTTCCGCCGAGTTGAATCGCGCGTGGAAGATCGGGCGGAATGCCCGAATCCGCGGGCTCGACGTCAAGGCGGCCAACGTTGAGCTCGCCCGTCAGTTTCGCTGGGAAGAGCGCAACGACTTCGACAACGATCTGCTCGATGAGTGCGAGCGCGGTTGGTACGCCGAGGACGAACTGCGAGCATGAGCGGCTCTGCCGAGTACTTCGCCTGGCGGTTCTACCACCCGCACGAGGCCGAGGATCCCTCGGCCGTGTGGGCCGCCGCGTACAAGGCCGGTGGCCGTGCCGCCATCGCTAATAGCGCGCGGGTGTGCGACCTCGTGCCCCAGCTCCGCGAGTTGCTGTACCTGCTCGAGGACGGCGCCGTCGAGGCCGCAGTCCGCGCGAGCGACCGTCGCCCAGCGTACGTCGTCGAGGATGAGGAATGCGAGGTGGTGTGGTGAACGGGGACGACACCGATCTGATCGAGGCCATTCGTGTCTTCGGCGAGTGGCTGCGCGAACGCGCTGACCGACCACTTAGTTGGGAGGATCGCAAGGTTCTCCAGGCCCTGTACATCGAGCTTCGCAGGCTGGCGGACGCCCAATGATGAACGGTCGCGTTCAGACCGAGGACGTCGAGGGCATCGTCGAGAGCGTCAATCCGACGGGACTCAAGATCGGCGGCGCGTGGGTCAACGTGAGTAGATTCCACCCGGTGCAGCTGCCCGACGCCGGCGCCCACGTGCGGCTCAAGATCGACCCGAAGGGATACATCGTGGACCTCGAGAACCTGGCAGCAAGCGGGATTCCGACAGTTTTGAGTGCTAAGGACGACCGCATAACGCGCCTGGCCGTCCTCAAGGCCGCGGCCGAATTCGTCGGCTTGTGGGGCCAGTCCCGCGAAGAGGTCAAAAGCGAGCACGTGCTGATCATTGCCGACAAGTGGCTCAAGTGGGTTGAGCAGTGAGCAACGCGCGCGTGGTTGTCTTGAACTGGGCGCCGCCCATCATCCTGGGCATCACCACGATCTTCAGCTACGTGCACGGCGAATACGGCACCAGCGTGATCGTCGGCGTGTGCGCCGGCCTCACCGCGGGGCTTGCGTTTGCGGCGCTCCGACGGCGCGACTAGAAAGAGGTAATGGTGCTTAGCTCTATCAAACCTGGCGACAGGGTATTCGTGACTGATCCCGCGCTTGCCAAGCTGCGAGACATCATGTTCAGAGCCACCGGCTCAGCGCCGCCCAACCATCACGGGACGGTGGACGAGATTTTTGACGATGGGACCATCCTGATCAACTTCGACAGTGAAGACGGTGAAGGCATGGGCAATGCCGCCCCGTACCCACCCGATGAAGTCCGACTGCTTGGCAGTGATAAAGATGGTTAGGTCTACCAAACCGTGATCGACGGTCACTGGCTCTCGAGCAACAAATTCGATCCGCGGGCGCTCGCGATTTACGAACGCCACTACTCAGCTCGGCACTATGCCGATGGCCGTAAGCGCGTGCAGTTTGTAGGACCAGGCGAACAAATGGTGCTACTCACGGTCTGCTGCCGTGCGCTATTCGTCTGGGTCAGAAATACCATCGAGCGCTTCGACCATCAGACTGGTATCAACTGCGCCGTTTTCCGTAATGAAGGCGCCGGCCTGTCGAGCGAGCTGATTCGTGAGGCCGACGAGCTCGCGTGGCAACGCTGGCCGGGCGAACGGCACTTCACCTATGTCGACGACTCGAAAATTCGCTCGAGCAACCCTGGGTATTGCTTCCTGAAGGCCGGCTGGCAGCGAGTTGGACGCAGCAAGACCAACCGTCTGACCCTACTCGAGCGGGTTTGGTAAGTGCCGTTAGATCAGCCTCGCGACGGCCAGGGCAGCGATCAACCCGAAGACCACGGTCTGACTGAGCGGCACCACGCTGAGCAAACCCAGGATCGCGATCAGCAATACCACCACGGCGATGAGCCAGCCGATGGTGATAGCCATGTTTCCGACAGTTGTGAGTTGCATGTTTTCCCCCTCAGGTCTTCTCGCGGCGCCGCCGCAGTCCCTCGAACCTGATGAGCCCGAAGCAAGCGCCGACAACGACGCCGATCAGCGCGATGGCTGCGCTCGAATACTCTGGACGGAAGAACAGCAGCGTGCCCGCCCCGATCAGCACCACCAGCACCACCGTCGTCTGACACACAAGACGCACGATTGATACCGCCTGCGGCTCGTGGTAGTCGTCATCAGTGGGACGCTCTAGCAGCATTCACACCACCAGCGGACGACATCAGCGGCCTAGCGGGTACCGGTGATCCACATGCCGTTCCACGAGCCCCACGTCGCGGCCTCGTTGTGGTCCATCTCCTGGCCGACGCCCTTCCAGTTGGGAGCTGGATTCGCCAGAAACAGGACCCCGTCGCCGATCGCGCGCGCGCCACTGTGGTGATACCAGCGTGCACCGTTGATCTGAAGCGGGTAGCGCCCAGCCACGGCGACAACGTCGTCCACGGTCAGGTACTGCTTGCGCTCGGCGGTGTAGCCCAGCGCCTCGAACATCGTCTGCAGGTCGTACATGTCCGCGCGCGCGAGGCCGTAGGCCGGATCGACCGCGCCGGGATAGGTCGCGGCGCGCAGGCTGTCGACCACGTCCCACTCATTCCACGGGCGCCCCAGCCGATCATCACCCAGACTGTTCAGCAGCCACGCGCTCGAGGCGCACGAGCACGTCCAGTCCGCGGTCTGAATGACCGCCGGCGTGCTGGGATCGTAGCTGTCCAGCGGCTCGTCCGGGCCAGGGTCGGGATAGGGCGGCTGCGGCGTGGGCGTCCAGGCTCGCGAGGGGGCCCAGATTGCCGCGCTAGTCATTGGCGAGCTCAGCTCCAGTGTCGGGCGACCAGTTCACGACTGCACCAGACGAGAAGCCTTGTTGGGTGCCGACTTCGGTCTGGATCTCGGGCGTGACCGGCACGCCGATGTACTGCGGCGGATCGGCCTGCCGCAGCGAGCGCCAGTACTTGTAGATCGCGGAGTCGTAGTTGAACTGCCCAGGGCCGATGACCGTGGCCCACAGCTGCTCGTCGATGTAGGAGCCACTCATGCGTGATCCGGTGCCGCGAGGATGTGAGCCTTGTCGTCGGACAGGTAGGCGGGATCAGTTCGCATCAGCACGTCGTACTCGGCCTGGTCGTGGATGACCGCGACCTTGTGCGCGCTGCCCACCGCGCCGCCCGACGGCTCCATGCCGACGATCAACCCGTCACCGGGATCGACGTACACCACCTTGAATTGGAACGGCGTGTCGGTCATGCGAGTGCCCACCTCCCTGGTCCATCAAGTCGATTGACGTTCAACCTGACGTGCGACTCTCCAACCGCGTCGGCGTCAGTGGGCTGGATCTGACCGCAGGCGCAGCCTTCGCTGGTGACCTTGTTGACGAACATCTGCTGGCCCATCGTGGCATCCGCGCCGCCGCCCACCGGCCAGGTGGAGGTTGCGCCGCAGCCGTCAGGGCAGTTCAGCACAATGAAGTTGTGGTCGTGACCGCCGTCTGGCTTGGTGGCCCACACGATCTCGGCGGCGGGGATGGTGCCGCTGTGGCCCATCTCGTCAAAGACGACGTCAATAGAGCCGTCGACGTTGAAGGTAACCGGTCGTACGCTCATCGTCGTTGGCCTCTGCGGTAACATCGGGACGTGAGGGCGTGCGCCTGGTGCGGACTGACGAAACCCAAAGAGGAGTTCGCTGGTCGGTGGAATCGGTCAACGTATTGCAAGGTGTGCTACCCCCTGTGGCGCGCCGAAGAGGACCGCATCAGGCACCGCGATGCCGACTATCTGGCGCGTGCAGCTGAGCGTCGCCGCGAACGATATGCAACTGAATCGGACTATGCCGAGACGAAAAAGATTGCTGTGCGTAAGTATCGCCACGAGCACCCTCAGCGGGATCGCAAATACCGTGGAGGCTGGGCAACGGTAGCGGTCTATCAAGCAATCCGCAGCGGAAAGTTGGTGCGACAGCCATGCGTGGTTTGCGGCACTCCGAACAGTCAGGCGCACCATCACCACGGCTATGACGCGGAACACTTGCTCGATGTCCAGTGGCTTTGCCCGCCTCATCACAAAGAGGCTCACCGTAGAACATAAGTTCCTAAGGGTTCGCCTCCGCAGTGACGTTCATGCCGGCGGCGCTCGGATACGCATACGTGTCGCCGGTGCCCGTGCAGCTGGTACTCAGCAAGGTGCTGTTCTTATCTGAGCCCGCAATCGTTGGTTGACCGCAATTCGCGGTTGTCCACGTTCCGACTTTCGTAACCGTGGGCGTTACGGGCTTCGGCACGCGGAATACCCAATTGGATCGAACTCCAACTGCAGCAGTGCCGTAGCCGCTCAAGAAAAACGATTGCACCCCGGTGCCTTCCACAAGCACCTCGTAGTAGCGCAGGCACCGCGCCAGATCGTCCGCCGGGTGCAGCGGCACGTAGTTGGCAGCCTGCGAGCCGACCACCAGGCAGGCGTTGTCCACGTACCACGTACCGGCCGCTGTGCCCGTGATCCACACGGTCAGGCCATTGACGACGCCTAGGGTGATCGTCGCCGTGAGCGTCGCGTAGACACCCCCACCGGGGTGGTAGGACGAAAAGACGGACGGTCCAGCGACAGCCTTATCGCCCTCCAGACCAACGCGGACGCTATTTGCCTGAGAGCATTTCACACGTACTGACACGGTGACCTGCCGCCCACGCATCGTCAGCATGTCCGCATTAGCGTCAATGACCTGATAGATGCCGTTGCCGAAATTTGCGGGCGCCGTCGTCGTTATCGCCGCACACGATCCAACACCGGCGGCAACATCGGTGTTGGACACGTCTTTGCTCGTACTGGTTGTCCCGCCGGGCACGTAGTTAACCCACCGGTCGGGGCCATACAGCCCCCCTCCATTGAACGGGCCACCTCCGCGCTGCCAGATCTCAAAGCCGCCGTTCGTAAGCAAATTGGCGCGCGCGACGTCCGGGCCGAGCATGGCGTTGGTGACGCTGCCAGCCGTCGGCGCGACACTCAGCCCCTTGCCCGCCGTGTGGTCGTGCTGGTCGACCGCCAGCGCCAACGTCTGGATATCCTCCTTCTTGAAAACGTCGGTCGCTGATGTAGCATACGGGTACTGGAGTGCCCCGCTGAAATTGGTCGCAACAGTCCTGGCCACATGTCCCTCCTAAATGAAGAATGGCGACCGCTGGCGCGGTTCGACGGCGTGTATGAAGTCTCGGATTTGGGACGAGTGCGCCGTGCGAAACCTGGCAAAGGTACACACGTGGGCAAAATTCTCAGACCAGGCGTGGTGCTTTATCCCATGGTCGGCTTGAGTATCGGTGGAGTGGTAACGAGCGAATGCGTGCATGTCCTCGTCCTGGAGGCGTTCGTCGGACCGCGTCCGGGTCCATCGCACAAAGTCACCTGCAACCACAAGAACGGCATCAAGACCGACGACCGACTGGCGAATCTTGAGTGGGTGACGCATCAGGAAAATCTGCACCACGCGTTCGAGACAGGACTGATCGATGCTGAGAAACAACACGCGCGGACACCGCGTGGGGAACGCAACAATCGGGCGAAGTTGACTGATGTCGCTGTTCGCGAAATCCTGGCGACACCGCACACGTACGGCAGTGGAGTTCGACTGGCCCGTCAATACGGGGTGAACCGCGCCACCATCGAACGCATCAGGAATGGCGAGACATGGCAACACGTGAGCTAGACCCAAGCCACTGCCTTGATCTTTAACGAACCTCGCCACTGCCGGCCGATCTCGTCAAAGCTCTGCTGCAGCGCGTAGTCGGTGAACATCAACTGCTGCGTCGTCTCGTCCGGCAGCGTGACGTTGACCGCGCCTGGCGTGTCGACCGCGGCCTCGATCAGCTTCTGAATCTGCGTCCTGCCCATACGGATCGGCACACCGTCACGGCGCACCAGTCCGTCAGCACACAGAATGTCGGCGCTGAACTCCATGATGCGCTGCGGTCTCAGCGCGTGGCCCAGCGACACGGCGCTGACCAGCGGCGAGCTGGTATTGACCGTGTTGTGCAGATGCACTCGCAAGCCAACCAGCGTCGCCGACGCGGTGATCGGGAACTTGACGCGGTCGTACACGCCCGAGTTGAACGTGTGCCCCAGCGCCGTAAACGGCATGGACGCGGTCGGGTCGAGCTTGTACTCGAGCGTGACGTAGTTGTTGGCGTCGATCTTCGGACCGGTGACGCTGAAGTGGCGCAGACTCTTGATGCTGGCGTGGTAGCCGCCGTGCCAGGTCGGCAGGTCCACCCACCCGTCACCCACGAAGAAGCGGTACGCGCTGCAGCCCGCGGGGTTCGGCGTACACGGGTTGATCATCCAGCCGATCATGCCGTCGCTGAAGCCGATGTACGTCCGCGTGTGGCCCGCCGGCGCGCCGATGGCCGAGACGAACAGCGCCTGAATCGCACGACCCGTGAACGGCACCGCCACCGCGCCGTGCCAGGCGTCGATGTGCACCGGCTCGCCCGTGCCCTGCGAGCCCAGCGCCGTAACCAGCGTCGACTGCCGCGGACCGCGCACGCCCATCGCCACCCACGCGCCGAACTTGCACAGGTAGCCCGTATTCGTGTCCTTATCGAGCAGCGCGGCGTAGGCAAACATCGTCTCCACGCCAGCGAACGCAGTCACCGCGCCGCTGATCGTGGCGGTGTTGCTCGAGAGGTCGTCGGGCCCGACGCTCGTCCAGGACAGATCGGGATCGATGCGCCCCAGCGAGTTGCCGTAGGCCACGTACAGCCCGTTCTCGAACACGCCCCACGCCTTGCCGTTGTTCGGCAGGTCGGCGTAGCGCAGGAACGGGAACAGCTCGCGATCCTGGCCGCTGGCGTCGAGCGTGTAGCACCCGTCCGTCTTGGCCACGATCAGCGTGCCGCCACTGGTCACCAGCAAGCTCGTGATGGCCGCGCCCAGGTCGCCCACGCGGAAGATCAGCGACGTGTAGTTCGCCTCGTTGGTCGGGTCGGCGCCGGTGTCGAGCTTTCTCAGGCGGTTGATCTGGTCAGCCCACCAGAACTCCTTACCGATGACCGTGAACGCCAGCGCGGTGAACGTCGCCATCGACGTGTACGTCGTGCCGTCGGCGGTGTAGGCCGCCACGTTGTTGCCCTGCAGCGCGAACCACGCCCGCTGCACGCCGTCATAGTTCGAGGTGAACACGCACACGTCGATGATCGGCGCAGCGAAGGTGTGCACCAGCGTCCAGCTATCGCCCGCTCCGCGTTTGAACACGTTCGGCCCATTGGCGCAGTACAGGTCGGTGATGATCTCGAAGAATCTGGTGATGCCGTACGTCGCGTTGGCGCCCGCGGGCGTGGTCGTGTTGATCTCCGGGCCGAGCATCCACGGCCAGACCGACAGGTCCATCGCATTCGCCGCGGTGTACCTCTGGTCGTCCCACTTCTCCTGAATCGCCAGGCCGATGCCCAGCGTCAGCTGCTGGAACGGCTCCTCGCGGTCGTTGGTGGGGTTGTCGCCGGCATAGGAGTAGTCGGGCGGCGCGACCTGCTGAATGCCCTGCGCCTCGACCGACACCAGCGCCGGCTGACCGGGCTGCGGCGCGCCGATCATAAAGCCCGTGCCATCAATGATGACGTGGTACGGATAGGGAGATCGCTTTGCGTACAGCGACATGCGACTTAGCCTGCCGTCCTGACGGACGGCCCGAACGAGCGCTGGCGGTACAGCTTCTTCTGCGGCATGTCGGCCACCAGGTGCTCCCTGACCAGGTCGTTGAACGCTGCGACCGCGCTAGCCTGGTCGCGGATCAATCGCTGATTCGCCGCCGGCTCGAGCAGGTGACCGAACTGCCGCCAGCCGGCCACCAGCGCCGCGGCGGCGGCCCAGCCGCGCATCACCGGCGCCTCGTCCGTCTCGAGCTGCAAGCCCTGCTGGTCGCCGAAGTTGCCGCCCGCGGCACGGCAGTGGTCGAAGGCGCGCTTCAAGCAGCGCAGGTAGATCAGGTCGCCAGGGTTGAACGTCTGCGTGTCGGTGTTCAGGTAGAAGGTGCCACCGTCGCGCTCGACCTGACCCCTGATCCGGCGCGTGAACGGGTCCTGCAGGTTGCGGTCTTCGCCGTTGGCCAGCAGTCCGACCTGCAGCACGTTGCCGGTGTCGATCAGCCACGGCGCGACCACGCTCAGGTCGTGCCGGCTCGTCAAAATGGTCGGCACGCAGGCCACCTCGACGACCAGCCAGCAGTGCCGCAGCCCTTCGTTGATCAACCTGGTCGTCGTCGGCGCGTCGAACGGGCCCAGGATCTCGAAGCGTTCGCCGATACCGTTGATGCCTGAACCTTCGATGTCCTGATAGACGTACTGCTCCAGGTCGTGATAGGTGAAGGCTTCCATGAAGCCGTACGTCGTGCCCAACGCGTCCGAGTATGGCGCGATGGCCCACGGCAGGTCGGGCGTGATCGTGCCCGTCGACGGGTCGTAGGCCATCACGTAGCGGTTGCGGTCGATCTGCTGCGTCGCGTTGGGGCGGTACAGCGGGCGGTCGATGAGCGTGTCCTGCTGCGGGATGCCCGACTGGATCGGGTAGATCGTGCACACCAGCTTGGTCGTGTCCGAGCCGCCCATCGCCCGCACGTCGTACGACTCGGGGCCTATGAACGGACCCGACTCCTGCGACAGGCTCGATCGAATCAACTGCAGCGTCGCGGTATGCGTCGCCGTGAGCGGCGCGGTCACCCACGGCGGCAGCGTGAGTGGCGGGGGCGGTGCCGGTGGCGTCGTCATACCAGCCTACGCATACGACTTGGTGCCCTCGAGCGTGACCACGTCGAGTCGCCGCTCAACACCGGTCGAGTCGAGCATGTACAGCCCGTGGTCGGCCTTGGCGTACAGACGAATCTTGCCCGCGGCGGGTGTGGCCGGCGTCGCGATCTCGGCGATCTCGGTGAAGGTACCGGCGACCAGCACGCCGCTGAGCGTGCCGCCGCTGAGCTGCAGGTAGCGCGCGTCCGCGGTCGCCTGCGACAACGGCGTGGTCCAGCCCGTGTCGTAGTTGGTCGCGCTGTTCTTGGTCAGCACCTGGCCGGTGGTGCCGCCCGTGGCGACGCCAGGACCCGTGGCACCCGTCGGGCCCGTGGGGCCTTGCGCACCGGTCGTGCCGGTCGCACCTGTGGGGCCCTGCGGACCAGTAGCACCGGTCGTGCCTTGAGGTCCTGCTGGACCCTGTGGTCCAGGCGGGCCCTGCGGACCGGTCGCACCCTGATTGTCCGGCAAGGTCACGCTGGCCAGCGTGCCGTTGTCGAGGCGGCGACTCACGATCAGCTTGCCGGTATGCACCCACACCCCGTCGGTCTGCTGCCCGCCGACCAGCGTGTACTCAGACGTGGACATCCACCACCTTGCGACCTGGTCGCTTGATGACGATGCTGGCGCGCACGCCGCCCTGCGACGCGCGGTTGTCGCGTCGTCCGACGGCTGCCTCGATGGCACGGTAGGCGCGGGCATAGTCCGCGTCGCTGGTCAGGCCGAGCTCCTGCATACCCTCTTCCCGCGGCAACGACAGCCACCATTCGGCGTCCACAACATCCGGCGTGTTGGCGTCACCCGCCGAGTCGCCGTCCATGCAGTAGCCGTCGCGCTCGACGCGGATCCGCTCGACGATGCCCTCGAGCAGTTTGCAGACCTGCTGGACCTCCTGCTGATTCTGGCAGTACCGAATCTGGCGGTCGCCCAGCGTCAGCCGGAAGAACCCCGAGCCGAACGTGCAGTCGGGCCGGTGCGCCACGCCGATGACATTGATGTATTCGGTGCGGCCGTGCTCGTCGATCACGCGGGTAGCTCGTCACCCTCGTCGTCTGGTTCGTCCGGTGGCGGCACGATCGTCGCCGCGGCGTCCATGAGGACCGCGCGCGCCGCGGCGATCCACGCCGTGCGATACACGTCCTGCAAGTCGCCCCACATCGGCAGGTCGTCGCCGCTCGCCAGCGAACGCCCGCCCGTGTTGGCGCTGTACGCCTCGTACGCGACCTGGCCGAGCCGCTCGTCCTCGGCTTGCATGGTCATATGGTGGTGAACGTCCCATCTGCCGAGTACGTCGTGATGCCGTTGGCGTTCGCCGCGATGCGGTAGTGGTACAGCGTGACGGTCGTCAGCCCAGACAGCACCTTCGACTGCGCACCCGTGCCCGAGCCCTGCGTGTTCTGCGAGCCGTAGGCCAGGGTGGTGCCGTAGTCGATCCAGTTCACCGCCTGCATCGACAGCGTGAAGTTGACGGTGGCACCGGTCGACGTGATGCCCGTCACCGAGATCGCGCTGATCGCCGGCGCGGATGCGTACGTCGGCGAGCCGTTCGGCGCGACCGCAGCGGCCGCGCCGGCGTCGGTCGGCCAGCCCCCTGGTCTGGCCGTACCTGGCGGCTCGTTGCCGCGCCAGTCGACCGGCGTGTGCGTCCACAGCCCGGCGGCCGCGCCGACTTGCGAACCAATCTTGCCGCCGTCAAGCGGCATTGGTCGAGCTCTTGGCAGGTGCCTTGGCCGGCTCGGCCGCCGTCTTCGGCGCGTCCTTCGTTCCCTGCTCTTCGACCCACGCGGTGAAGTCCTCGATGGTCTGCTCGCCCGTGATGGTGTAGCCCATGCGCAGATACTGCTCGGCGTGCGACGCCGGGCCGACGAACGAGTCGCCATCCAGCTTGAGGTAGGTGAAGTACAGCGTGCTCGGCGGCGTGACGTACGGGCCGTTCTCGTGGATCAGGTTGGCCTGTGCGATGAAGTCGACGGGTGGTGTTTCAGTCATGCCCTGCTCCTGGCCCGACGCGACTGCTCGATCGGGTCGTACCCGTTGTTCGGGATCGTCTGCGTGTGTGCGCCTTCGATGGTGGTGGCCTGCGCGCCGTCGGCGCCGAGCTTGCGCTGCAGGTCCTCGAGCGAGCTGGCCCTGGCCGTCTCGACGCCGCGCAGGAGCGACGGCTCGGGCTCGTCGCGGAACTTCGGCTCGGTCACCCGCACGACGCCGCCCTTGGCCCGAATGTCCTTGATCGTGTCCTCGAGCTCCTCGGTTGACTGCGCGTCGATCGTCTCAATGTCGATCAGCGTGCCGAGCGTCGGGTCTTTCTGGTCGGCCTTGCGGATCGCGTTGATGAGCTTGGCCCGCTTGCGCTGCTCGGCGATGACCTTGGGGCGCTCGATGCGCTCCCACTCGTCGACCTCCGACAGCTCCTCGCCGCGGGCGGCGACCGTCGCCAGCAGGTGGAACCCCAGGTCGGCGTACAGCGCGCGGTTCTGGGGGTCGGACTGCAGCTGCACGATGTCGCCGTTCGGGGTGGCGTACCAGCGCAGCGGGTAGTTGTAGTTCTGCCCGCGCTTGGGCGCGATGTCGGTGCGACCCAGCGTCTTTTCGACCATGCGGTCGATGAACGTCTCACCCTTTCGGGGTGATGCCGTCATGCTCACGACTACGCGGCTCCCTTGGCCCAGACGCCGAACGTCGGTCGCATCATCTGGTGGCCGTAGATTTCTTCGACCGCCAGCTTCCAGGTGAACACGTCGATGTCATAGAAGATGTGCGACTTCGGCGTGCGCTGCATCACCAGCGCGATCGCCTCGCGGTGGCCGATGAAGTTGTTGGCCTGGCCGCCGGCGGGCTTGACCAGGTTGGTGGTGATGCCCAGATTCAGCCCGTACATGTCGCCGAGCATGCCTGACTTGGCCGGCATCGAGTTGTTGCCGATGTACAACGCGTTCGACCAGCGGTCCAGAGCTAGCTTGGCGACCTTCTCAGCCGGCGACATCAGGAAGAAGCGGTTGTCCTGCGGGCAGTCGGCGTTGTCGAGCAGCTGCACGGCGGCCAGCACGTTGGCGTCAGACAGCGCCGTACCGAGCGTACCGACGGTCTGGGTGAAGCCGGCAACGTCGGTGGCCAGGTTGGTGTCGACGTCCTTCGCCAGCGCGTAGCCGAGCTTCTCCTGATATTCAGACTGCACGTCGACGATGGCCTGCACCTTGACGATGTCCTCGATGCCAAGGGCGGCGTAGGACCAGATGTTTAAGGTGATCGTGGTCGCGGTCTCGGCGACCGTCTCGTACACGATCGCGGTGTTCTCGGCCTTGGCCCTGGCGGCGAGGTTGCCGATGCTAGCGACCTTGACCGTCTTGCCCACGCTGGCGTCATTCTCGAAACCGCGGTTGACGCTCTTGGCGAACAGCAGATTCGACTCCGTTGCCCGCAGGACCTGCTTCGACCAGATATCTGGCGAGAACACACCGTCGGAGATCGTTTTGTCGACGAACTCTGTGGCACCCGTAGCCATGTTGGGCTACCCCCTACTGTCTATGAACGGGGATGCCTCGAGTCGATCGATGACGCACCCCTGGTTTTGGTCTGCCGTTCTCGTCGAACAGCGCCTCGTATTCGCGCAGGGACATCTCGGCGATCATCTCGTCTGTCACTTCGCGGACGCGACCGGGGGTGCCGGAGTCGCGCTCGGGAACAGGTTCGTCGCCGTTGATCTCGCTCAGCACCGACTTGCGGATCGCAGACTCGAGCTTGGAACGCTCGAGCTTGGTTGCTCGGTCGACGATGAACGACAGGTATTCTGCCACGCCCTCGGCGTG